CCTCGATCGCGGCTTGGAGGCTTGGTATCGAAATGAGCGGGTCGACCGCCATGGCATCGCGGATGATAGAACGAAGGCGTGCTTCCTTGTGATAGCTGACTTTTGGCATGCGGGACGTTTTCGGACGTTATTTTGATTATACCGCTTTACGCCTTTTTCCACCCCGCAACCACTGCCAGATTCGTATACCGCCAGCAGAACGGATTCACGCAGACCGTGGCCGAGGGATGCGCCGCTCCGGCCGATATGAGCTTCACATTCGGCTTGCCGCAATCAAAACACTTCTCCCTGTTCGGCTCGCCGAAATTCCCTTCGCCGTCATTTGTCAGGTTGAACTTCATTTTTTTTCAGGAGGTCGCGGATCTCGGCCAGCAGTTCATAAGTCCCTTGGGTGTAGTTAAACTGCTTGATGCCGAAATGCGTACCGAAGCGCATGTTCAGCCACTCGCTGAATTTGTTGTAATGATGCACGGCATAATAGCCGATGAAGACCATGAGGACGGTCGTCACGACCGTGATCGAGACGAGGATCGGGATGCTCGTCACCTTGAATACGAGAGCGAATGTGATCAAGGCGAGGAAGATGTTGTGGAAGTCGTTCAGCACTCCTAGCCCCTGGCGCAGGTAGTAATACATGCGCATGGCCCAGTTCTCCTTGCCTTTGAGGTACTGCGGATCGTCCGCCTGTAGCTCTTGTGATATTTTTGAATCGCGCAATTCAATGTTCATTTTTGTTCATTTAACCCTTCATCGAGGTAGGAGATGAGGGTGGTGAGGGCGGCGTTAGGAGTCAGAAACTTATCCGTACCATCATCATTTCTGTCATCGTGTAACATCCTCCACACTTCTTCTTTTACCTTCTCCACTATCTCCCGTTGAAACATGGCAAGCAAGTCTTCAAAGTATTTCCGTTTTAGCACCCACTTAAGTTCATTACTGGGTTCATTCTTTTCTAAGAGATACACTGCAACTAAATCTCTCTGTTGTTGTAGGAGTTGGGGGAGGGTCATGGGAGTTATTTACCTTCTGGCCTGAGGCTTCGGCTTTTGCCTTTTCTTCCAACTCACAATAGTTGGTCTTTAACGTTTCTAATCCACTCCTCAATGTTCTCTACACGTTTTTCAAGGGTCAAAGCGTCAGAGGGACTGATTCCAAAGTGTTTGAGGGCTAGTTGCGGGACCACGATGCGATGCCTGTACTCGGCGTTCCACACGTAGTCGAACGACAGCCTGCGCACGTACACCCCGAGCTGGCCGACGTCGTCGAAGGAAACGTTCGCAACGAAGATTTCTTCGTTAGCTTTGAACAGAAAAAATGTAGCATATCCATCAGTTCGCAATTTGTCCTTATGTATCTTTATGAACTCGATAATCTGGCCTTGTGACAGGCACATCTCATCGGGCTTCAAGAAAATATCTTTGAATGTAGAATTTTTTTCAAACTCACAGACGGCGACTTCGATATCTTCCGATGTTTCGGGGTATATATTGTCGGTTCCCAATTTTTTGAAATCGGAATCTATGTAGCTGAATAGGTCAGTCGCGTTCGCAATAACGGCTTGTCGTCCTCCTTCAAGTTTGATATTTTGATAGAGTATCTTGTGTTTCATTGTTTTCTTTTTCTTCATTTCGTGTTCATGACACTTCCCTGCAAGATTCTTGCAAAACCCATCTGCACCGATTCGGGCATCGCAGTAATTTTTCTTTGAGTTAGTGGGGATCATGGGAGTCATATCATGCTTTGGGCGTACCTATCGAATAATTTATGGCGTTTTTTCTCATCCCTTTCCTTCTTATATTCCTCAAAGTGCTTGTCTGCCATGACATAGGCCATGAGATACGCTTCGGGGTCGGACTTGAATGTGCTCATATTTATTACTCCGCCACACATCGAGCCGCCACCGTTTCTAAATGTACTTTCGCCTTTCTCTAGGATTTTAGGTTCCTGCCATTTCTCGTCAGGAGCACCTTGGACGGTTCTTTTCTTTGATGATGTCATTTTAGTGGGGATCATGGGAGGGGATAGTTTCATAAATGTGAGCCAGAGAGTTTTTCCAGCTTTGCCGGAGCGATGACCGAATAGGGGGGGCACCGTCGTCAAATCGAGTATCTCGCGCACGAGGATGTCTGATTCGCTCCACTTGAACACAAGAACACCGTCGGGCTTTAGGACGCGAAACAGCTCGCTAAATCCAGCCTTCAAGTCATCTTTCCAAGTCTTCCTGTCAAGTTCGCCATACTTCTCTTTCATCCATGACCGCTTGCCGCCACGTTTCAGGATGTGTGGCGGGTCGAATACAACAAGCTTGAACGATTCATCCGGCAAATCTAGCTTCCTAAAATCCATCACCGCATCCGGCGCAACTTCAATCGTCGCCCCATTCGTCTGTTTTACCGGCGGCATCGTCCGATTGTCTATGTACAGCGCATCAGGATGCTTCTTGTTAAACCAGAACATCCGACTTCCGCAACACGCATCCAGTATTTTCTTTGATGATGTCATTTTAGTGATTTTTATTTTGTATCCATTCCCGAAGCGACATTGCTATCATACTGTAGGAATTGTTATTGCTCGATATTCCTAACCCAAACTTTAATTGGCCCAAAGTTATTTCGTCTCTCGCCCATGCGAGAGATAGTTTGATTGTTTCTTTCGTCACGCGCCTTTTGCCTTTTGATTTTGTCAAAAACGACTTCGCCTTCCTTAACAAGTCTATTTTGTTATTTTTCATCTCTTTGTAGAAGTGCCTTGAGGGTTAGCCTCTTGGCTGGTTAGGAGGAAAGTAGTAATTCGTGAGACCACAGACGGTACAAACCTCTCGTTTCAACCCGATTGCCCAAGTGTGCCCGTTAAAGTAACAAAATATTTTGGCCATGTAGTTCTTCATTTCTCTTGTGTTAGGAGGGCTTTGGCGGATGCGTCAATAAAGCCCTTAAAATAAGCCACACGGTTATCGTCATATTTAGCCACATTTTCGATGTCTGTCTGTAGCTCTATCAGCCTCTCCAACCACGCACGGGGGATTTCGATGGTGTTTTTGTTCATGGTTTTGCGGCTATTATCTCAAGCAGTAGTAAAACTTTCCAGAGCATAAAAATGGCAATCGTCCCAAAGATGATCTTGAGCACTTGGATTATGGTTTCGCCTGTCGTCATGGCATTTCAGTCGATTCGATCTGTATCTGCGGCGGGTAGATGCCGTCCGGATGCCTGGCCTTGAATATCTCCCGGCGCTCGTCCATCGTCTTGCCGCCGTAGTTATAATCTCCCCGCAGAAGCGTATGATACCTGTCCGCCTCGTCCATGGCCATACGCTGTATGCCGGCCTCCCTTACCGCCTGTACGAGCGCCTTCCTGACCTTGGGGATGAAAAGGATGATCGAGGCGATCCGGCTGAACGATTTGAATGTCCGCTTGACGTTGTCGGCCGTCTCGCGTTCGGCGAAGATGCGGATGAGCTTCTGTACCTCGCGCTTCGGGTCGCTTATCATCCACCTGTCGCGCGTCTCGCTCATGACATCCTCGAGGCGGTAACGGTAGGCATCGTCGTATTCGACCACTGTGGCGATGTTCCGCGCGGTATAGCGGGCCACGTCCTCGCGTATCCCGAGATTCATGAGGAATGAACGGGCGAATTTTTTCAGGGCCCGGGCGGAGGGCGCATGCCGTTCGTCCTTGATGAAATGCCCCTGCATGAACCATTCGATCGGCCGGTTGAACTCGTGGAGCGCCCGCTCGAGTACCCGCATCTTCATCTTCCAGGGCAGGATGGCCAGTCCGAGGATAGGCAGGATCATCTCCTTCATGGCGAGCGTGTTCACGAATACCAGTGACAGGCGCTTCATCACGTCGACCGCGTGAAGGGCTTCGGGATACGGGAATCCCTTTTTCGGATACGGCAGGCCCTTGTAGTAGACGAGGATGCCGCCCTCCTCCGGGTATTCGACGCGCTCGAAGATGTGGAAGATCGCGCCCTGCTGCATGATCGCGCCCTTATCGCCGATCACGCTGTGGCTCTCGAAGATCTTCTGGTCCGGCATGAGGACCTGGGCCGGTCCGCTACTCATTTTCTTTTTGGCGGGCGGCTACGATCCGGTCGTAGCGCTTCCTGATCACGTCGCAGAACTTCGGATCAAGCTCGATCATGAAGGCGCGCCGGCCGGTCTTGTCGCATGCGCTCATGACGCTTCCGCTTCCGGCGAAGGGATCGAGCACGATGTCCCCGCGCTTGGTCGAGTTCCTGATCGCGCGCATAGCCAACCAGTCGGGCTTCTCGGTCGGGTGGAGATAGTTGCTCGTCGCCTTTCTCGGCATCTCCCAGACATCATACTCGTTGTCGCCGTAGAACGTATGCACGCCGTCCTTCCATCCATACATGATGGATTCGGCGGTTTTGTTATCCGCCTTTTTGCCCTTGGCGATCCATTCGTGCTTGGCCTTGTAGTCGGCGTATGAGATCGTGCCACCCGGCTTCACCCAGATGATCATGCCGGAATGATACAGTCCTGATTTGAGCGCACTCGAGAGGAATTGCGGATAGCTCTGCCAGCCCGAGCATACATAAAAGGCTGCGCCGGTCTTTGCGACCCTCAGCATATGCGTGAACGCTTTGTCGATGAATTCTTTGAAGGCCATAGGATCCATATTATCGTTCATGAGGGACCCTTTGCCTTCCTTCTTCAGCCCCCCCCCGTGAGATTTATAATCGACGTTGTATGGCGGATCGGTCCATATCATGTCCGGCCGCACGCTCCCCAAGAGTTTGGTGTACGTCTCAGGGTCGGTAGCATCGCCACAGATGAGCCGGTGCTCGCCGAGCTCGTATATCTCGCCCGGTTTCGATATGGGATCGCCCTCGAGCACGAGCTTGTCGTCGTCCTCCGCCTCGGGCATGTTGCGGTCGAGTATCCGGCTGATCTCATCCTCGCGCATGCCGGTTGTGGGCAATGTCGGGCTATCCTTCATCTCGACGATCATGTTGTAGAGCTTGTCCTCGTCGAACTTGCCGCCGATCCTGTTCAGCGCTATGTTCGCCTGCTTCTCGTCCTCGAGATTGAATTCGACGGTGAAGCAAGGAATATCCCATCCGACTTCCTGTGGACCTTTTCGGTGAAGTCCTTTGATCTCGATTCCCTTGGCCAGCAACTTTTCCACCGCTGTCAGCCTCTGATGCCCGCCCACGATCGTGCCGTATCGCTCCTTGGCGATGTTGATGACAATAGGTTCGATGAAACCTTTTGACTCGATGGACTTCATCAAGGCCTGCATCTCCGCATCCGGCATGATGCGGGGGTTGTACTCGGCGCGCTTCAGATCTTTGATGGGGAAATGGGTCATGGCTTTATTTCCTTCTTAGCCGCGATCTCCTCCGGCGTAGAGACCTTGAACACCTTGATGGCATCCGCGATCTCGAGCTGGACCACGCCGTCTTGCTGGAACTTGGCCGATTCCTCGAACATCTTCTTCATCACGTCGCGCACCGAATTGATGCGCTCCTCATACGTCTGAACGTCCTTTTTCAGGGCTGTCCGCTTGGCCTTGTTCTCGACCGTATGATTTTCCGGCGCATCCTGCAAGGCCCATATCTCCTTCTGGGCCTTGTCTATCCGGTCCTGGTATTCCTTGACGCTCTTTTCGATCTCGGCATAGCGCGCGCCGTAATAGGAATAGAGGGCGAACGACTCCCATGCGCGCTTCTGGTGAGCTTCGATGAGTTCTAGGCGGAATTTATCTTGAAGTGTTTTGTCCATATCAGTCTTCGACTATGATTCCAAGCGCCTCGTGGAACTGTGCTACCTGTGAGGTATTAATTTTTGTCTTTCCGCCTCTACCATAAAATTTGGCCTGGAATAGGTCTGCGCCACCGAGGTCTGCGTCACGGAGGTTTGCGTCACGGAGGTTTGCGTCACGGAGGTTTGCGCCACGGAGGTTTGCGCCACCGAGGTCTGCGCCACGGAGGTTTGCGTCACGGAGGTTTGCGCCACCGAGGTCTGCGCGTGCCTCTACAGCTTCAATGACAGATTCCCGAAGATTCTCTTTTTTTGATTCGTAGACTACGTCCGAATTGTACCATTTGGTTATTTTCATGATTTAATTTAATTTATAATAATTTCGACATCGATTAATCCGTCACTTCGGCCTCCCTCATCATTCACATGCTTTGCAACGAATGAACCATTCAAGTGTTTATCGTTTACGAATAATGCATCAGCGATCGATCCGAATGCATTCTCCGGATCGCAATGCTTCTCATCAGCCCAATAGATTTTAAGCTTCATCGTGGCACCCTTTGGCCCGAGGACAAGCGGCTTTTTTGTGATGGCGATATTCCGCAGAATTTCTTGGGCATCCGGCGTATTCAGAAGCTGGCTGGTGAATTGATCAACAACGTGCTTTTTCCAGGCAACATAATTTTTTGCTCCCGGAGTCCAATGCTGTCCTCCGGTCATTTTGAGTTTCGGAAGCGCGTTTCCAGCCTTGCTTTTATGATTGCCGTAGATTGTGAATTTATATATTTTATTCATACAAGCACGGTGCCTTCCGGCACGATTGGATTGCCGTCATTGTCAACGTCAAATTTCTCATAGGCGACCTTGCCGCCGCGGCGGACCGGCAAGGTCACCATGATCTTGCCTGGCGTCGATGATGATGCCTTGAGGCCGCCGATCTCGTCCATGACCGCGGCAAGCTCGGCCTCGAGCTGCTTCACCTGGCTGTAGATGTCCTCGTCGATCGCCGCGAAGAAGTACTTGCGGTGCTTGCGGCAGATCGGCATCTTCTTCACCCGGAGCGCGTGGATGATAGGCATCACGTCCTTGATGCCTGATTTTTCCACGAGCTCGGCGCGGCTGAATCCGTTGTCGGAGCCGGGCCGCATCCTCATGATGTTGAGAAGCCGGTATTCGTTTGTAGTTAGGTTAGCTTCCATGGTTCGTGTTTCTCTATCGCTGTCGCCTCGGCGTGCCTTCCATCACGAGGCTTTTCAGCTCTTTGATCTGCATGAAGAAGTTATAGGCGTCGATCATGAGCTCGTGCCTCTGGTACTTGCCGATCGTCGCCTCGGCGTCATCCTCGGAGCATTGGAATACGAAGACCTTGTAGCGACCGCTCTCTGACGGCTCGAGCTTTGCAAGCTTGACGCCGGTCGCGAGGAGCGCGGCGGCGTGCCCGAGGTCGTTGATCCGATATTCCATGTTGCGGGTATCATATCATTTCCGGCCCTCGATGCGTGATGTGGATAAGTCTGGGGATAGCGAAGCAAGCCTTTTACGTTCTTGATCGCCAGCCAACATGCGATCGTAAATCGGCGTGCCCTTGAAGATATTCTGAATCGGAGTGATCCCATTCAGGCGCTTCTGCTCGTCTCCTCTTGCAATGTCTTCGATCCATTCGCGGACGCGTTTGTGGTCAAGCATGATGCCGATGATGAAGCTCGGATTGATCAGACCTTGGCGGATCACCACGACCTGCTTTTTATTGATCGCGTCGATGACCTTCTCGATCTCGTCCTGGTCGATCATGATGCTCATGTCGTTCCCGGACATCTTGGCTATGTACGCTTTTGTGAACATTTTTTATGGTTAGATGATAATGCGGTCCTTCTTTTTCTCGCGCTCCTTGTAGAGCTGCGCCTCGAGGGCTGACCAGTTCTCCTCGAGCTTCACCGGGGTCGTGATAGTGGAAACATACGTCATTTTGTTCGTCGAGGGAAGGATGGCGATGACCATGATCACGTTTTTAAAACCGAATCGCTTGATGAGCCGCATCGCTGCATCGTACTGCTTCGGGTTCTGGCCGAGCGAGTCATAGCACTTGTTCACGATCTTGAACGCGTCGAGCACTTTGTAGACATTATCCCTATCCTGTTTTGTGATTTTATCATTGATTTTAATCATCTTTTTTTCGCCCCCCTGTGTTCTTGTATTACTATTATGTATATAAGTAGAGACATGGCAATCTTTGCCAGGTGGTTTGACCGTTTTTTGCCAGGTGGTATGTGGCAATCTTTGCCATATGGTTTTGATCACCCTGATCATTTTTCCAGCCGTGTTTTTCTGTGAAACGGACAGTATTTTTAGCTCTTTCAGATGCGCTATCGCATATCTCACTGTCCGATCGCTCATTCCAAGGAACTCGACGAAGTGCTTGTTAGTCGCGTAGCATCCGTTCTGCCTTTCGAAGCTTCCGATTTCAACCAGCAGACACTTTTCTTGCAGACTAAGATCAGGCGCGAGCCAGATCTCTTTCGGTATCCACACACCCTTGAAGTCTCGATGCAGTGCCATTATGGTCTGCACATTCTACGCCGACAGCCGGACCGTCGCGAGCTCCGGCCGTGCGCATATAGGTGGATAAGATGTGGATTATTTTCGGAGCAGGATGAAGACGATCACCATGCTCGGGATGAACGTGACGAGGAATGCGCCGATGAATGTCGAGAAGAAGTTTGACATGGCTAAAAGGGAATCGAATCCGGATCGATTTCTTCCGTCGGATACTCGATCTGATCGCCGATGGGCTTTCTGCCCTTCGCCGCTACCGCCGCCATTCCTTTGGAATCGGCGCGTGCCGTGCGCACGGCCCTCGTGTCGGCATCTATCTCCGTCCGGGGCTCCGCGTCCGTTCCCTGGGGCTTTTGCTCGAAGACAAACAGTTTCAGCTCGGGAAACATATTAAGCTCGAGCCGGTAACCCTCTGGTTTGTCCTGGTACGCCGGGAAGTAGGTGAGCTGTCCCACGTTCGGCCAGTACTTCTTCTCCTGGCCCTGCGACTGGTAGGTCTTGCAGGTGGTGATGTTGTAGCGTTTGATCATTTGTCTTTGCTTTTGAAAGCGCTAATAAACTTATCGGCCATCCCGCTTTCGAGAATTTTCATGATGCCATAGAACATGATGCCATCATCGACTGTGTAACCGGCTATCGTCACGAGCTCGAGCATCTGCTTGAACTGATTATTTTTTGATACCTTCGCCATCTCCTTGCCAAGATTGGATAATGTTTTATTGATTCCTTTCATTTTATTTTAGCACCGCTTCCGGCTTCTTCGGCGCGGATCGGCAGCTGATGAATTCGACCTCCTTGTAAATGAAACCATCCGGCAGCTTCTCGCCCTTGCCGATCAATGGCTCGAGCTTCTGCTTGACCAGCGTGCGATTGATGGAAACGGCGCGGTGCTTGATCGCCCATTCGAGCGCGTAGGATTCGACGGTGACTTCCACGCCTTTTCGGGTGGCTTTTGAATAGGTATCGCCGTCCTCGGTCTTGATGGATGAGAGCCCTTCCTTGTTGAATTCGGCGATCAGGAGCTCGGAGAGCTTGTCTTTCTGGGCCTGCAAGTCCGCTAACTTCTTCCGGCTCACCTCCTCGATCTCGCGCATGAGCTTGCGGATGCCGGCCAGCTCCTCTGCCTTGGATTTTATGCGTTCGATTGCGATGCTCATTTGAGTTTTTTATAAACCTCGTCTGATAATTGGTCCAGCTCCTCGTTCACAGGCGGCACGAACCTGCCGCTGATCTCGAAGAATTTCTTGCGCAGCCATGCTTTGAATTCAGCCTTGCTCACCTTGGCCTGAGCCTTTCTCGTTTCGTTTTCAGTCATTGATTTTTTTGTTTATCTTCTTGCCTAATTTCCAGCCGGTCCGCACGGCGAGGACTAGGCCGATCGGCAGGCCGATCACGAGGACCGCGAAGAATACGAATAAAAATACGATGATCATGCTTTTGCAGTCTCTGCGACTGGCGTGGCTTCGACCTTTGGTTCAGCTTTCTTCAGGCGTTTGCCGGTGCGGTCTATGACGCCGGCGTCGACGAGATCATCGAACCTGACGCGGAGGCGCCCGATAATCTCATCGTAGTTCGCCTCCTCGAGGGCAAGCTCGGTCAGCGACTTCACTACCGCCATGTATTCTACGCCGGTCGAGAGCTTCTCCTCGCTTATCGAATTCACCAGTCCCATGATTGTGCCTTTCTTGCCGGCCGAGCGCTTCTGCTTATTCGTCTGCTTCGTATCTTTCTTGGTGGCCGAATTCAGCCATTCAATCAAGAGCCGGCCAGTGCCTTCATTGATCGTGTCTACCCAATCCTTGAAAAGATTGGTACGGTCCTTCGAGCTGTGGGCGACATGATTCTGCTCGATATCCATAAAAACCGTAAATTCGTATTCCATGCCTTCACGCTGGACCGGCGCCATGCCGAGTTTCTTTACCGAGCTTTTGCCGCTTTTCTCGTCGCGTTCGATAGCATAATCCTGTTTGCTTCTGACCGTTGCAATGATGTGGCTGTCGCAGTTAAGCATTCCATTAACCAGTTTGCGGTGCTGAGGAGTAAGGCTTGCCCAGACGGTGAAACGGTTGCCGCCGGCGGAAAGCTTATCTGCCTGGTCAAGAAGACCTCCTTCATCGGTCCACGCATGGGAGAGCGAATCGATAATGATAACGTCATAACCGGCATCTTCGGCGGCTTCGATGGCTTCGACGTACTTGGCCGGCTGATACGGTGGTGTGAGTGTGATGATGTCATATTGTGTAAGGTCGGCATAGAGATCGCCCGAGCCGCGCTCGGTGTCGATCATGCAGATGCGTCCCTGCGGTCCGGCGATGCCACGCGCGAGCTTCAAGGCGCTCATGGTCTTGCCGGAGCCGGACGGACCGGCGAGCCCGATGCGCAGCTTCGACTGCGACCTCTCGGCCTTTCTGATTTGTATTGGCATTTGTGTAGCTTTAATTTTTAATCTTCGACAGGATCGCGCGCATGGCTGCGTCATGATCCATGTTTCTATCACGCAAAATGCTCCGGTTGATCCGGAACCTCATTATCATTTCATAGATTTTTCGTATAGCTTTCATGTGTATTATTATCTCACCCGGCTTGTGCGCGGGCTAGGGCATCGGCTTATGTCTATATCATACGCTTGACCGCTATGGCAAGCAAGTGGCTCAACCATGCATAAACTGTGGATATCCTGTGAGCAGGGGAGGGCGGGGAAGTGGTCATTTCCGGCCGAAAACGAGGATCATCGAGAGGCAGAAGATGAGGTAGATGGCGGAGTAGATCGCCCGGCGAATCATCCGTTGCCGGTTCCATTCTTTGAAGTGCATTTGATATGTAACGGATTAAAAGCCCTACTCTTGCAACCGGAAGGCTGGGAGTAGGGCTATGGTGGATCAGTCGCGGTTCAGGCGACCGGTAAGCTATTTGAACAGGATGTATATGCATCGCCTGCGCTCTTGCGAGTAGACGACCTTGATCCTGAAACAGTGCATCGGCAGTACGACTCTCGGCACGCGCACGCGACTGATCGCGGGCAGGTGTCGGGAATAGTTAAACCTGAGCGGAGGCATCGAGAATCGGGGTCTCATGCGCCGCTCCTTCCTCGCCTTGGAAGGCGATGTAGAGAAACATGCAAGTTTCCGAGCAAAACTTTTTGCCGTCATACTCGAACGTTCCGAATGGCCGACCGCAGCCTTCATTCGCGCACATGATGCTCAACTGAAGCTGCTCGTGCTTTTTGTTTTTCATGTATCCAGTCGTTGTCGGCTTTGGCCGCCTCCACGCACGACGCGCAGAAGTACAGATGGCCGACCTTGATTGCGCACCGCACATTAAGTCCGCTCAGATCATCCGTGTCGAACGGGTTTTGGCAGATGGAGCAGATCACAAATTTTTTCATAGGCTAATCCATGAAAATTATACCATGTTCAAGTGTGAGTCACAGTGAGTCACAGGTGATTCACTTGTGACATTAAGCGTTGGTGCTTAATGTCCACACCACTTCCCTCCCCTGCTGGAATTTTCAGACTCCCCCGATAGAATATGGCTCAACCACGTTGTTTCGTGTGAAAAAGGATAGACAGGGTAAAAACGGGGGATAAGCTGTGAATAGCAAAAAGTTCGAGACACCCGGTGTATAGACGGGAGGACTCGAACTTTTTCTATCTAGCCTACGATGGCGGCGTTCTTGCCGGTGATCGTAAGGATCACCTTGCGCACGAGGCCGACCACGAAGCCGACAGCGCCCACGGCCGTGAGGACGGCGACGATCGCGGTGTCGACGGAGTCGATCACCTGGTTTGCGGCGTCCACTCCGACATTCACATGGAGGAGCCCGAGGACCGGGATCAGGCTGCCGAGAAGGACAGTCAATCCGCTTTTGGCGGTCAAGCCGACCTGCTGCGGGTTGGCGGACGAGAGCCAGATCCAGTCGAAGATTTTCGTGAAGAATTTATTCATGAAATTATTTTTAATTGCTAGCGCCGCCTCGAGAAGCGGAACCTGTACGCAAGATTCAGATTCGCTATGAATCGAACTGAATTGAAAAGGTCACGCCCGATGAAAACGTGTGCGTACAGGTTCCGTCACTTGAAGATGCCGTTCAATTTATCAATAGTCGGCTGGTCGACCACGCCGGTCTGCGTCAATCCGAAGTTGGCCTGGAACAGCACGACTGCGGCTTTGGTGATCCCGAAATAATTCCCGGTCGGCTTGATGACGGACGACACCGGGAACATACCGAGCGATTGAAGCGCCTGTTGCAGCGCAAGAACGTCCGGTCCGGTTGAGCCGGTCTGGAGTTGCGTTGTCCACTGATGTTTCGGCGGAGGCACGGTTGAGGGCGTCATGGCCTGGTACGAATCCGGCAGATTGATCAGGTACTGTCCGCCGTACATGCTGCCCTCATAATTCTGGCCGAGGAATTGCTGGCCGCCGATGCCGGCAGATGAGCCCCAGCTATTGTCTATGGCGAGGAATTTCTGGCCGTTCACGAGGCCGAAGTCGACGACCGGCACCTTGTGGTACCACGGACCTGTCGGGCTTGCAGTCGGCTCCGGGAATGGCGACCGCCAGCTGCCGTTGTTGTAGCCGATCACGGTTATGGCCACGGCCTTCTTGATTCCCTGCTGCTGGTAGCCATAGAGGATCGAGGCGATTGTCTCGAAGTCGGTCGGGCACTGGATCACCTGCGCCGGCCGGTATAAAGGCGCGATGAGCTTGGCATCGAGGGGTATCTTTGACGAATCCTCGGCTTGGCTCTCCGACAGGCCGTCCGAGGCGTACAGGGCTTCCAAGGCCATGCCTTTGGAGAGGGTGAAGTTGAAGACGTCAATCGAGCTTGCGCCGCCGCCGGATTGGCAGACATACGGATAGACCGAATCCGGGGACAGATCGCGCCAGTAGCCGTTCTCCTGTAATTCGTCGATGGCGAGGAGCTTGGCAGCCGTGTAGCAGGTGCAGTCGCCTTTCTGTCCCTGATCGCGCTTCGGGTAGGTGGCGAATCCGCCGTTCGGATTCTTCTCAATCCAGACAGCCGGAGCTGATGCCCCCGCGATCTCCTTGTGCTGCGGAGCGTCAGGCAATAGGAAATGCTCAGGCTTGGCGAGCTCGCCGGTGCCGTTCACGCTCCCATCGGAATGCGTATGCTCGAATAGCGCCATGAAATCTTGGAGTATGGTCATAGGTATTTTAACACAATTTCGAGAACGACAAGAGCGATGCCAATGATGCTTCCCCAGGTCTTGATCATGGTCCGTATCTCATCGGTTGATGTTTCGACTTTCCGCATCCGCAATTCATGGTCGTGCGTGATTTTTTCGACTTCATTGAAGCTCTTTGTTGCGTCCTCCTTGGAGAGCTTGGTGGCATCAAGGAGGGCCACTCGCTGGCTCATCGAGCCTCCCATCTCCCTCACCTCGCGGGTCAGATTTTTAAGCTGCTCATCCACGCGGATAAGGAGCTCGTAGTTCTGCGCCGACTTTGTGTTCTGTTCGTCTGGTGTCATATTGAGTATGTCTCGACGATGACCACGCCATTGCCGCCCAAGCCTGCCGTTCCCGTTCCCGTCGCGCCGCCTGCGCCGCCGCCGTAAGATCCGCCAGGATTGCCACTGGTGTTTCCGCCGATGAACCCTACGCCTCCGCCGCCAAGTTGATTGCTTCCGCCAGAACCAGCAGATGGCGATGCTCCTGATGCTGTTCCGTTCGTTCCGGGACCGCCGACGACTGCTACGGTCGATCCGGTGCCGCCTCCTACGCCGCCTGCGCCGCCGCCGCCTCCGGTCGATGCTCCGTTTGCGCCTGCCGTGCCACCAGTCGCAGTCAGATATGCCCCGAAGCTCGAGGTGCCGCCCGGCGCGCCCCCTGTGCCTACCGTGATCGCGACCGTAAGAGTGAGGACAGCCGTAAGGGTTATCATCTCCGCATATCCGCCCGCGCCGCCGCCACCGCCGCCGCCGGCCGCTGAATTGCCTGCGCCGCCATTGCCTCCGCCGCCCACTACGCGCACGCGCACCCATTTTGCTCCGGCCGGCCGGTTCCAAGTCGCATTCGCGGTATAGACAAGGATGCCGGGATTCGATGAGAACGATGGGTCGATGACGCCTCCGGTCGTAGTCGCCACGAGCTGTAAGACGCCAGCCCTTGACTGGACGACATCCGACGCGAGAATAGTTGAGCCTGGGGAGATTGACATATTTAATTAATCGTTATATTCACGGCCACAGTTATATCGGTGCCCGCCGCCTTCACATATGGCGTAGTGAATAAAGCATGATTGAATAATTGCCCGGAGCTCAATGTCGCCGAGCCGTCGACGAACGTGCCGAATTCAGTATATGTCTGATTGGCGAGCGAGGCATCAGTGAAAAAGAATTGCAATTGCGCCTGGTTGTTTCCCGAGTCGACCGATGTGGCCGTGGCAGTCCGGGCTGTCGGCAATCCGAGCTTGGTGTCGGTGATGGCGACCACAGCCGATGACGTGCCGATCTCGCCCCACAGGATATTGCCGGTATAGGTGTTTACGGTACATAGACGCTGGATGATCAGGTCTTTGCCGGTGTTCGCTCCCTGCATGATGAGATTTCGGGTCACCGAGGCCACCCGGCCTTTCTGGATTATCGAGAGCGCCGAGGCTTTTTGTCCGACCTTGATCAGATCTCGGAGGATGGCAATCGTGCCCTTCGGATGCTCGCGGATGGTGATCTCGCCAGTCATTCCCGAGGATTCATTGACTTTGAGAATTGCCTGCATGGTGTTTATTGTAACATTTTTTATGCTGCCTCTATCCCCAACTTGCAAGGTTCCAGCTTCCGGCCTGCCCGGCTGTCGGGCTCCATTTATACGCCTTGGTTGTTTTCGATGTCGGAGCGGAGAGCGAATCGGATGATGTGAGCGTCTCATCGATCTCGAGGAGCACTTCAAGGACCGTCGTATCGTCGGTCACGTTGGTCGCGAGTCCCTGTTGCAGGATGGTAGACATCAGATCGACGAATGTCACGTTGTCGGAGCCGAGGCATTGGACATTATAGCGGAGCTGCGTCGGCGAGTATCCCATGCCTTCGATGCGCTTGATGACGAGCGCGGTCGAGCCGGTGTACGAGACATTGAAGATGGTCGAGGTCACGTTGATCGTCTGGCCGATCCGGAGGCCCGTCGATAGCGTATTGAATTTCACGTCATGGACCTGGTCGCCGAACTGGAGTATCTCGGCCTGCGCTCTCTGCTGAGCCTCGGCGATCGATTTTATCTGCTTGTCGATGATGGCGTCCTGGTATTCGCCCCATTTCAATATCGAACTCTGGTTCAGGGCGTGGCCGATGATCGGTATCTCGGCCGTGCCGTAGACGACGATGGCGGCGGCATTGGCCGGCGTCGCCGTGAACGTGATGTTCTGCTTGGTCGAGTCGTAGAGCACGTCATATACGCCGGAGGCTCCGGAATTCGCCGTGCCGATCGTCTTTGAGACGCCGCCCACGGTCACCGTCATGGTCGACTGGATATATTTATAGCGCAGGTAGTAGACGGTCTGCGTGCCGTTCCCGAGATAGTTGTCGGGCGTGGTGATGGCCGTTAAGACGCTCTTATAGGTCGCACCGATCACGAAGACGCTGTTTTTCAGGTTGGCCAGGTTGAGATTGACGTCGATCGTCGGCCATTCCTGGTTGCCGGAGGTGTCGTCTATATTGAATGGCGCGGCGGTGCCTTCGGTGAGGAAGAAGTGCACATCCTTGGCGGAGTCCACATACCAGTCCCAGCCGATCTGCTTGGCGATCGCCTCGATGCACTTCGTCACCGGCTCATAGTTGAACTTGATCGAGGGGATGGTGTAGCCGGCCAGATTGACGTTGTTCGTGGTGAAGCCGGAGCAGTAGGTCGAGACGATGTTCTTCACGATCGTGCCCGGATCGGTCGCGGTGTATGACTGGACGACCAAGAGGCCGTTCATGTTGAATCCGAAGTCGGTGCAGGTCACCTGGTCGACGAGGAGGATGCCGCCTTTCTGCCCGTCCACGATCGTGTCGATCTCGGTGATCGTGCCGCCGAACAGCGTGGACTTCACAGCGCCGACCGTCTCATAGAGATACACCGTGTCGCCGATCTGCGCGCCGTATTTTCCGGTCACGCGGCGGATATCGAATTTCAGCGTCGAGACTTCCTTGGTGAGGACCATGAGTAAATCGACCGATGACCAGTCGATTGAATTCGAGACGTCGACGCCATTGGCCTGTATTGAAACGACTATTGACATGGTCTATGAATAGTTCCTAAGTTTAAGCTGGGAATTGACCGCCTTGGCGATCTGGTTGGCAAAGCGGATGGCAGCCGTCGAATCCGTGCCATAGAGGTCGCCGGAGAGGTTGATGATGATGTTCCCGCCTCCTACGCCGCTCCCTGAGCCTCCCGAGAGCGGTACGACGGCTTCCGGGCCGGATTCGCCGATAAGAGCGAGCGTAGGCGACGATACGACGCCGCCTGAGGCCAGATGGAGAATGCCGCTTAATGCCGAGCCGGCGTTCATTATGGTCTGGCCGGGATTGAGGATCGCGCCGCCGACCGATCCGACTACGTTGCCAACCATCTTCAAGGCATTCATCGGTCCCGAAATGATGGACATGATCTTCGCCGCCCACGAGGTTATCAGATTCTCGATCCACGTCACGGCATCATTCCAGATGGTCTTGATATCCGCCCATATGGTCGTAAAGAATGATTTGAGAGCCTCGAAGACGATCTGCGCGCCGCCGAGTATCTCGTTCCAGTGCGCGATCATATATGCGGCGAGCACTCCGACTGCGGCGATGAGGGCGGCGATCGGTCCGATAGCGATAGCGCCAATGATCGCGCCCACAGCGGAGACCGCTATCATCACGCTGGTCACAATCACCACGAGAGCTGCTATGCCGGCCACCAAGCCAGCCACGGCCGCCGCGCCGATCAGAAGATATGCGACAAGCTGGGGATGCTGGGCGATCCACGCCCCGATCTTGTCGATTATGGGGATGAGCATCGTCGTCAATTTGTCGAGGACCGGGTTCAAAGCCGAGCCGACTTTATTTTGCAGATCCTCGATCGTGTTCGCGAGCTTGGCGAAACCGGTGCCGGACGCATTATCGGCCGCCTTGGCCGCGCCACCGATCTGGGCTTCGACCGCCCTCATGATCTCGGCCTGGGCGCCGGCTACATCATTGTGCTTGGCCATCGTCTCGATCGATTTCTTCTCGGCGGCCGACAGATCGATATTGTATGTATTGGCCAGGCGGGCCACGGCGGTCGAAGGGTCATTCAATACCTTCATCAGGGCCTGCGTGGCCTGCGGCAGGTCGGTGCCGATATGGGTCGCCATGTCGGCAGCTACGCCGATCACATTTTCAAACGATCCCTGTAGGCTTTTATTGCCCAGGGCAAGCTGGGCGGCCGAGAGCACCTGCTGCTGCGAGAATAGCGTCGTCTTTTCTATCTGTGCGGCAAAGTCCTGCACCTTGGAGATCGGAATCGTCGATCCTGTATCCTTGAGCGTGTTGTTTATGTCGGCCAGGGACAGATTCCACTTCTCGTTCGTCCCAGCTGCGCTTTTTATCTCCTCGGAGAGGGTCGCAAAGGCTCCGCCGGCGATCACGCCGACCTGCAATGCCGCCGAACGGATATCGCCTAAAGAGGCGGCTGTTTTTTCGGAGGCGGCCGATGCCGATCCGCCCATGGCGGAGAGCTGGGATGAGACTCCGGCCAGCGTGGCGGAGGCATTGTCTACGGCGCTAACGAGTATCTGTATATTGTTATCCATTGGCTTTTTTCTGGCGTTTTTCGTTAGCCCTGGCCTCCTCGGATAGCATCGCCGTTATGATCCTGATGAACCATGTGGGCTGATTCCGGTACTCTTGGTATGTCCACTTGAATTCGCGGCAGAGCATCGCGGCAATCATCGGCTCGTTCAGGTCCGGGATATTGAAGGAGAAGTAGTTTTCCCAAGCATGCTCTATTTCTCCTTCGGAAAACCCGCCGAGAACAGTTCAGTGGCCTTGACCGATATCTCAATGTATTCCGGTGCCGGCAGGTTCCTGATGCGGGCATAGGCGTCTTTGGTATCGTTCTCGAATGAGATGAGCATAGCTTCGACGATCTTGGATGACTGCGCGAATTTATCCGTGATGGAGAGCAAGGGCTCGAGCTCGGCGAAGGTCAGATATGATTTGAGGACGTAGGGCTTTGAAGATGCGGTGACAAATGCTTTTGTTTCGCGGTCCATATGAATGTAGGTTTAATTTTTAATAATCAGTACGCCGAAATGCAATTCGTAAAGGTAGCCTTGACCATGGCGGCGTCCGTGAGCGAATATGACGCCTTGAACTTGACCGTCTGATAGACGACGTCCTTGATTTTCCTCGGCAGGCCGAACTCGGTGAAGAATACCTTGTAGAGAAGGAGCTTGAATTCCGGATTGGCGGCGACACCATAGGTGATGTCGCTATTTACGAGATCGAACTGCATAGCCATAGCAGTGTTGTTCAACGCGAGCGTCTTGAAGTCGTTCTCATTCTGGAAGATAGCCTCGATCGTGCCCTCGCAGGAGAGCTCCTTGTTGAGGAAGTCACGGGGCGTGGTCGAGCCGAGGACGTCGTCATCCTCCTCGTTGGTGTTGAAGGATATCTTGGCGGATTTCAGCTTGATGATGGAGCCGGTCGCTATGACCGCTGCGGTCGTGCCCATCTTGAAGGTGAGATACTGCGGGACGAAGCGGGCCTCCATCTGCTGCGAGGGGGCGAAGACCACCGCCGCTGTCGAGCCTTTCTGCGCCTTCAGAGAGACGTTGAGCTCGACGAACTTGCCCAAGGCATAGTCTATGTCGATCTTGTGGATGACTGCGTTCGCGTGCGAGTAATCACTGGTCGGTCCGGGATTGACCGTCGGGATCGGGTCGTGGATGTAGATCGAGAGCGACTGGTGCTGGATGGTCTGGGCCACGGTGATGGCGTGGTCGTATACGACCGACTCGCCGGCATGGGTAGTCGGCGTATCGGTGCCCAAGAGCGAGAAGAACATCACGGCCGCGGTCGAGACGCCGATCGGGCACTTGATCGTGCCTTCGGCCCAGTTCTTGACGCGGGTCTGGTTGGCATTGTCCTCGATCACGCCATAGGTCTGGATATCGACCGCATTCTTCCATTTTTCATCTACGGTCCAGTCGTCGGCCGCCATCCAGATGGCGTTCGTGACCGCCGGGGTCGATCCGCGCGTCGTCTCCTTGATGACGCCGATCTGTACGAGCTTGCCTATGCCGCGGGTTAATTGTGCCACGTTAGTCTATGATTTTATTTTTGATAATGGGTTCGACTTGTTTAGGAACTTCAGGGATGGGAGCGTCAGAAGCACCTTGGACGGGTTTGCCTTTTGCTTGGTAGTCCGCGACCATAGCCCGGAATATCTGCTCGGCTTCGGCCTGCGAATCTGCGGCGATCGTGACCGGTGTCGGCAAGAGCCCTGCCGCCGCGAAGTGGTACGATCCGCCCTCCTTGTTTTTTGCGTTTGATATCATCAGAATGTATAGGTTAACGGCACCAGAGTGGTTGCCCTAAGTGTAACATAAAACATCTCAAAGTTTTTCCCCTTTTGCCCGAGGGTCATCCGCTCGCTCATGATCGCAGCCACGCCGAGCTGGGCCTGACCGTTCAGGGTCACATTATTGTCGAATTGCGTGGCGATGGCGTCGCGCAGGTCCTCCATGTCGCCCATGGTGGTCAGGTTGGCCGACTGCTGGATCACGAGGATGTCGAAGCGGTAGGTACGCTTATTGTTCTGCTGGTATTCCCAGACCGACTGCATCGAGGATGTGCCCAAGATGGCGCAAGGATATGACGGCGCGAATGTCGGGTCGTCGAGCGGGTTCACGTTGATGTCGCGCTCGAGAACCGAGCCTAACGTGCCCGCCGTGACGAGGGCGTTCAGGTTGACCATGATCTGCTGTTTTATGAGGTTGCCTGGGCCGGCCATCAGAGTGCTTCCTTAATTTTTTGTAATGCGGTCCTGAATACTTGATTGATTTGGTCCTGCGATGCGGAGCGAATCTGCTCCATGTAATGGCGGCCTTGGAATCCGGGCCACATGCCGAAGCTCGGATGAGACGGATTCACCAGTCTCCTGCCGATTGCCGGCACATACCGGCCAGGCGAGGGTGGTGCGCCAAATTCTACGGCTGCGGCATAATTCACATTCTTCGGCGACCAAACGGCTTGTAGCCGGCTGATCATTGGAGGCTTGAAACTTCTAATGAGCGTACCTGTCCTGAATGGCACAGTCGATTGGTTAGTATGATCGGAGAGCGCCGCCGCCGATTCGACGATAGCATCCTGAAGGATAGGCTCGACGACCTGCGGAGCTTTTTTGAAGGCAGCTGTCAACTGGTCAAGGCCGATGATTTGTACATTGAATGTAAATGTATTTGCCATATTCAGAAAATTGTTGACATTCTACGATAGTGACCTATCACTGCCTTGTCCTCGGCATTGAGCTCGCGGGACCACGATGTGGTCGCGCCTTCCAAGGCTTCCGATGCCTTGTCGCCCAGCTGCCGGCGCATGTACCGGCGCACCACGAGCGATTCGACGAGCTCGCTTATGTCGCCAGGAAGGAGATGGGTGTTGTTGTCGCCGGCGTTGGCCCAGCTGATCGGGTAGCCGGCCGAGTACGTCACCCTGATCATATTGTCCTGGGTCATGGGGACGAAGCCATAGAGACGGATAAGACCAGCCTGGCCGTTGTTTATGAGCTGGTACTGGTCGGGAATGAAATTGAACCAAGCCGGATTGGTCGCCGGCGTGCCCGGACGCCACTGGAAGTTGATGAGGCCGTTCACCTGGATGATGGCGGCTGTCGCATTCGCGGTCGCCGCCGCGGCGAGCGTGATCGTGGTCGTGCCGATGGCCGTGATGTTGTTCCTCACCTGGTTACCGCCAGTCACCAGGGTGTTTTGGATGTTATCGGCCGCCACCGGCATGCCGATCACGCAGCCGGTCGTGGTCGAGACATTGGTGACCACGGCCGAGCCGTTGGTCAGGTTGCCGGTGATGGTCGAGAAGAATACTGGCGCTTGGCGCAGGACCACGCGCATCTGCTTCGTCGAGTAGGCCGAATAGATCTCGTTATTGTATGTCGTCTGTGCGAACCGCCTTCCGCCTGTCTCGCGCTCGAACCAGTCGGTGCAAGAGTTGATCATGCGGGTGAGGAGCTTATCGAAGGACGTCGGCTGGCTCGATATGTTTGTATCAAAAATCCTATCCTTAACTCTCTGGAGCGACGTCAATGCATAGGGAAGTATGGATTCCATAGATGGGAGGATCGTGTCCTCGCGTCACGCCCCCGGAGGGGCGTGTGGCGAGAGCGCGACTACTAAGTGTTAGTAGTTGTCGGCGTCTGCGTGGGCGGTAGCTCATACGCGCGGCCGAGCTCGATGAGCGTGGTCGTGGTCATGGCTGCCGCTTGGCTTCCCAGAGTGCCGTAAGCACCGCAGGATACCAACTGCACGCGCAGATAACGCTTGCGGTTCGATACCCCCAGCCCTTCGATCCTGAAGGAGTTGAGGACCGCAGTCGTGGTGGCGACTACCGTTCCGCCGATCGCGGTGCCGGTGTTGTCGTTCGCCGTCGTCCACGTCGCGTTGTCGTTCGACTCCTGCAAGGTCGCGACCGTGGAGATGTTCTGGCCGTTGTTATTGGTGATAGCCTGTGCGCCGACCGGCGTCACATACACGCGCAATGCTCCCGAATTGAAACCCTTGGTATCAATCGAGGGGCTCGGAGTCGTCACGACGACGGCAGCCGAGCTGTTGAAGGTCGAGAGGATCGCCCCATAGGCAGCGGTATTCTGGCCTCCAACCACTACGTTGTCTATAACTGATCTCATGATAATGATGTTATGCCTTATAGCTTGTCAGCTTCATCCCGATCGACTTTTCAGAGGACCTTGACAGGCCATCGGAAACGGGATGACGGCGGGGCGACCGTTAGGCGGTTGCTGGTACCCCTTCTCCAGCGGCAGGTGCTGCCGTCTCGGGAGCGTTCTCGGGAGCCGACGGTGCCGGGGATTCCGGTGTCGTCGTATCCGGCGCAGGTGTTGGTGTCTCGTCGCTCATGTTTTTATTGTTAGGCTGTTAAGGAATGTTTGTGCATTCCGCCCTGCCTTGAGATGAGGCAGAGGCAATGCGCAAGCGCACTAGGAGACCGAGGTCTGACCGATCACGAAGGCCTGGGGAAGCACCGGAGTGAAAGCGTGGCGGTGCTTGTACACGATGCCGCGCTGATCCGCCAATGCCACTTCCTTGCCGCCGAACGAGCCTGACTCGAACTGGGCCACGCGCATCTCGCCTTTGTCGCCGAAGGCCGTGGCCTTCAGGTTGCCGAAGATGATGAATGGCGTGTTCGCCGTCGCGGCGTTTGCAGCCGGGAGAGGCGGGAGCCAGCGGTTCGTATAGACGGGGAAGCCCAAGATCTGGCCTGCCGGACGCACCGGACCGCCCAAGGGGTCCATCCCCAAGGCCACCGGCAGCGATGCCACTGAAGGCAGTCCGCCGAAAGGCAGGATGAAGTTACCCGATTGGTCCTTCTGGGTGCGGAGGGCCGCCCAGACGGTGCGGTGGCAGTAGAATGCGGCGCCGTCGAGGATCGATTCCTCGAGAAGGCCGATCATGTTCGAGCTGTCGCGGAGCACGTCGAAGCCGTTAAGCGTCGACGTGGTCGAGTCGTTGCTGAACTTGGTATAGCCCGAGGTCGAGCTATTGCCCGCATAATACTGCGTCGCAGTGATGCCGGGGACGGCACCCTGCAATCCGATGGAAAGTCCGAGGATGCCCAGGAACGGGCCCTGAACGGTCACGCCGTTCGCGGTGTTCCCTGAGCCGCCGAGGAATCCTTGCTGGTCGATCATGTTCGCGAGGGCTTCGCCGCCTAGGGCGAGGAGCCAGTCCGCGAGCTGGACCGAGGCATCCGCCAGAAGGTCGTTGCCGACCACGAAGGCGAGCTGCCATTTCTTGGCGATCAAGACCGCCTGGCCGAAGGTGATGCCGGTTACCGTGCCTGCCACGTCGACCCCGAGATACGCGCCGGTCAGGTACGATCCGGTGTAGTTCGGGATGGCGAGCTCGTCGGTCTTCATGGGCCACTTCATGGCCTGGCTCATGATGGTGCCGACCGAGGCGGCGATGCGCAGGATCGCGTCAGCGACCTCGCGGGATACCAGGTATCCGCCGCGATTGTCCTGCTCCTCGATCAGGGCTTCGTTGGCCTTCAGGTCCACGCCTTCCAACTTGGCGGCGGCCTGGGCGACCCGGACGAAGTCCTTCTTCTGCTTGTCAGACAGGAGCGTGATATCCCTTCCGAACATCGTGCGCTCCATCTTCATCTTCTCGACGACCTCCCGCGCCTTTTGCGTGGAGATGTCGCCGATCAGAGGTTCGAGCTTCTTGGTGAAGCTCTCGTCGATCGAGTCCTCAATTGTCTTTTTGAGGGCGTCGACTTGTGTTTTTTCCATTGATGACTACTTCGGGTCTTTGTCCTGCTTGTTAAACTTTCGCAGGACTTTGCCCAAAGCATTATCAAGCGTTCTCACCAGCTCGCGATCCTTCAGGAACTCTTCGAGTCCTTTGGACGGTGCGTCTGCCGGTAGAGGTTTTCGACCATTCGCGGGTCTGGCATTCTCGGTGCCAGACTTCTTATCGCCCTCTGCTCCCGCGTGAGCATTCAAGGCGGTGATCAAAGCTTTCATGGTCGTGATAAACTCGTCCGCTCCTTTGCCTCCGGTCGTGTCATCCATGTCCTCGGCAACGGCGTCCGACATGTCCCTGAAGCATTCGATGAGCTTGGATGAGTGATGGAACGATTCCTTGGAATGGCGCTCATGCTCGAGATCCGTGGCATGGGTAAAATCCTTGTGATGGCCGTCGACGGCGTCCTTGAAGACCTCCATGGCGTCCTTGATGATCTGCGGTCCGTTGTTATCGTCCTCATCATCCTTTCCGGCCTCGTCATCCTTGCCGGCATCATCCTTGCTCTTGGACACGCCCTTGTAGGCGTCCTTGATGGCGTCCTTGAAGACATCCATCGAGTCCTTGATGGCGTCCTTGTGAGCCTTGTGAGCTTTCATGTGGGCGTCTTTATGAGCCTTGTGCTCGGCGGTCATGGCGTCCTTGAAAACTTGAACGGCATCCGCCATCGTGTCCTTGTGTGATTTCTCCATGTCTTTTTCGGGTACGCAGATCATCGGTCCGCCGGGGTTCGAGGGGTCATCGCTTAGGATGCCCGGAGTCCCGTCGTCGAGGGTGCAGCGTGCGCCCGGTTGAGGTTCCTTAATGCTGATAATGCCGATCCCTTTAGTTTTCATGAGAGACACATCGATCCCGAGCTCCTTGATCTGGTCCTGCGTGAGCGCGTGGGGGTTGGCCGGCACCGGCACGAACGAGAATTCCAGGAGCTCCGCCTTGGTGATGGTGTTGTAGTCTATTGTACCATGGTCGTCGACAGCGTACTCGGTCGGGATGAAGCCGACGGACGTTGTCCGGACCATGCCAAGATCGTAGAGCCTCCGCACCTGCTGGGCGAAGGGGTTGGCCTCGATCGGCGCAAACTTGCCCTGGGCGCGGAGGGCGCCCGAGGCGTTGTCTATCGAGGTGCAGGTGCCGATCGGAAGGGCGCTGTAGTCATGAGCCCAGAGGACGACCGGATTGGTCTTATAGAAGGCCAGATTCCAGCCTGCCTGATCCACCGATTCGCCCTGGCGGTCGACATCGTCGGTCGAGACGATCACATCGAACGTGCCCGAGTCCTCGTCAGAGGCCGCTTTCGTGGCAGCGATCAGATTCTTCACGGCGCTGTCGGCGATCCGGGCGATGATCTTCTTCCTTATTTCAGTTGTGAGCTTGAGAGTGGAGTCTGCCATGATGATGGATAAATTATAACTTTTTATAAGGGGATTGAACAGAGGATAATTTTGACGTATTCTTCGTTCATGTTTTTATTGCTGGCATACATAGCTCACCGACGCGGTTCCAAGCGACACAGCAGTCGAGAACACGATCGTCGTCGGCGTTGTCGAAGCTCATCGTTTTCACGTCGGAAATCATCCCCTTTATCTCGGAGAAGTGCATGTCCAGTTCTCTTTTTGTGTAGGGGATCTCACTCATGTCAATATGTGAAGTTTGAAGACTGCTGGCAGATTATCCCGATGCTTTTCGTCGTAAGCGAAGCACTCAAGTTAAGCACCACGGTCGAAGGCGTCGAGCTCGCATCGGAGACCGTCGTTCCTCCCGATTCGTCAGAGGCCACGCAGACGGGGGTATAGGCGTATTTGTGGGCTAAATTGATTGTGAGCGAGGTTACCCCGACTCCAGTAATAGTCCGCATGGTCTGGTCGTCTCCCACGACCGAAGAGCATCCGGCTCCGCATGTCGGGCTGTTCCCTCCCGTTATCTTGTGCCCGTTCGCGTCTATCTGGAAAATAGTCGATGTAGCCGTTCCTGTGCCTGTCGTCGAGGCGATAGTGAAGAATGAAGTAAATGGCGACTGCGAGCTGTCCTCCTGGATGGATAGAAGGCTTCCTGGCGTCGTCGTGCCGCCTATGCCCACATAGTTATTATCATTCCTAACCACGAGGCCGTTATCGAGATAATAAGGCGGTGCGCTGAATCCTTTGCCAATGTATACATCAGGAATGGTGAAAGCTATGGCACAAGAATATCCTACGCCTGCACTAGTATTGTTCGTAAAACTAAAGGCTGGACCACCACATGATCCTGCGAGCTGTGAGAAATTTATTATCGCCTGCCCTCCGAAATCCGCCTGTGACAAGCCATTCAGGAAAATGTAATTACCGGCATTACCATTATAGAGAATCGGGCCACCTGATGTGTTTGTGTCATAGCAGAGACGAGCGTCGGTATGTCCCGAAAAAGTGAATCCGTTGCCTTGAGCGCATACTCCTGCGATAGATGCCGTAGTAATCACACCTCCTTGAAGGAACGACTGACCTGTTACAGTCACTGCCGTTGAAGAAGCATACGGCAATTGCGAGGCGATAGTTCCAGTTGCCGTATAATGATCTGCCACTACGCCTGTCGAGCCGACCACGGAAAGGGCGGCATATGGAGAGGTTGTCGCTATGCCAACAAATCCACCAAATGTGCTTGTCGCTATAGATGAAGTGGCAATAAGTGAACCTACCGTAAGTGGATTTGTCGAAGTCCCTGATACGGCCGTGCCGTTCGATGAGTACCACGCGAGCTGCGGAGTATTTCCCGTGTTCACCGTGCCGCTTCCTCCGCCACCACTGCCCCCGACGCAGGTGCCGGATATTGCAAAACATCCTTTTGAGAGATTGATTCCATTGCCGTAGAAGCTGGAAGTAGCAGTCGTGAAATTGGCGACGCCGTTCACGGAAAGGATCGAGCCTGGCGTAGTCGTGCCCAGGCCCATGTTGCCGTTGTTGGCGACGATGAGAGCGGGCGCGCCGCCTGATGCGCCGTTCGTCGTCGAGGCGATGACGAAATCGGGGAAGGGATAGGTTGATGAGGCGCTGACCGCCAGCTTCGCCCAAGGCGAGGTCGTGCCGATGCCGACGGCCGCGTCTCCGGTGTTGGATGCCGAGGCGATATGCTTGATGACCATATCGTAGGTTGACGATGCAAAGCTCGGACCAGATGAGAAAGCAATGGTATTTGAGGCGTTATTGGCCGAGGTAGCACCAAAGACAAGGCCGCCGTCTGATGTCTCGACTACCATCCCATTCGGAGGCACGCCGGAGAAAGCGGAGAAGTTCGGACCCATCAGGCAGATGTCACCTTCATTGGTCGAGGGATTAGGCGCGATTCCGCCTATAAGCCCTTGACCCATCGTGCCGCCATTTGCAAAAGTGATGCAGCCGGAGGCATATATCCCTTGATCCATATTGCCGAGCGTAAGAAGGCTTACGAGATCGGATTGGCTGGTCGATACCTGTATCTGCGGTATGGATTGCGTCAGAAATAATCCTTGGAGGTCGAACTGGCCTTGCTTGAAAGAATTGCCGACCATTATATTTCCGAGGAATGTCGAGGTGGCGGCAGACGATATGGCATTGAACGATTGAGCCGTCGAGACAGGCTGGATGGCCGTTATGGTTCCATTTATCCTTGACGGCGAATAGGTCACGTCCGATGCCACTTGAATCGTACTGCCGGTATTCTTCAGGTCTACGGAAGTTAAGGACGGCGGACCGTTGTTCGAGGAAGATGCCACGCCGCCGTAAATCGAGACGATGCCGGAATTGATTATGTTATATCCGGTGTTCGAGGTTCCGCCGCCTTGGGCGGTCACCTGGCTGTTCCAGACGTTCATGTTACCGGCGTTGTTCATGGAGATGCCGTCAGTGACT